AAAATGTAAATATAAAAAAAATAGTTTGATAATAGATTGACAATATCAAATTTAAAAATTATAAAACGAATCAAGAATGGATAATTTTTTAAATACAGTTTCAGAAGTTTATAAAAAATTTGGTTTAGAGAATACTTCTGTATCAGAAAACAAACTTCCTGAAGATGTTAGATTATTTCAAAGAATAATTTTAACAGAAAAGGAAAGACGATCTTTACCTGGTAATGCTTCTCTTACAATGGGTACATTAATCCATGAAGCTGTGCAAAAAATGATTTGTCATGGCAAAACATTGAATGATGTTATTTATAAAGACCAGGACAGTTTAATTAAAAAGGTTCGCAGCTATAAATCCTTAGATGATAAAGACCATGCCAAAAGTAGATTGGTTGCTATTCAAGCAAAAAAGATTGTAACCAATTTTGTAAAAGGTGTGGAGTCTTTGCAAGACAAAGGTTGGAAGTCTGAATTAGAATATGTACATTGGGATAATAGAGTAGGAACTTACTTTAGAATGTTTGTGGATGCAGTAGGTGAAAAATATTTTATAGATTTTAAAAATTTATTTGGTTCGGTTAGGCAAACGAAAAAAGGTTGGTCAATATCGTCTAGGTCTTTAGATGCAAAATTATTTTCAAGCGATATTATGCAAATGGCTTTGTATAGCAAGGTATTACCCAATCATAAACCTTGTTTAATTTACGCAACGGTAGATGATGTGAGATGTTTTCACCCTGACAATACACCTGAAATGAAACCTGAATATTTACACAAAGCCTATGAAGAATTAATTTTATATCAAAGACAATGGGAATTAAAATTAAAGATAGCTGATGGTGATGTAAAAAAATTAGCCATGTTAGTCAAAACAGATTTCTCTAGCATTAGAAAACAAGATTTTTGGTGGAAGAATATACCACAGGAGTACATAGATAGATTAAAAACATATTATGCTTGATTTGATTATTATTATTATTTTTGGTTTATTATGAAAAGTCAAAAAATAAGTGAATTAGATTTTGTAAAAAAACAATTAGAGGACGAAATAAAAGAAAAGAATTTATATATGACGAAATTTGCTAATCTTATTTTAGAACGCAATCAATTAAGAGATAAGTTAGCCAATGCTCTTAGATATGTAAATGCAAGTAATATCAAATTAAAAGAAACGAAAGAGAAACTAAAAAAAAATGCTTAATTTAATAATTGAAAAAAATGTTCCTATACCTGCCAAACTAAATCCTGGTAGTAAATGGGGAAGTTTAAAGAACTATGCAAACAAAATGGATGTAAAAGATAGCATAGTATTTTATGTATATGATTTTCTTACTAATAAAGAAGAACCTTGCAAAGCAGATATAGTAACTGCTGTAAAGGATTGTGAAAACGCATCTAATAGGCTTGGAACTTTTATTAGAAGAAAATACGGAAAGGGTTCTTACAAGAGAATACAATTACCATTCCTTGCAAGAGAAGATAACAAATATGTACTTGGAGCTACGGTTCAGGGTTACAGAATATGGAGGATAAAATGAGTGAAGCAACACTACAATCGGCTATAACTAGATTTGTAGAACAAACAAAAGATCAGCATATACAAATTAAAGGTCAGCAATCTTATTTAAAGGTAGTAGATCGTTTAAATTTTGTTCGTCAAACTTTTGGTGAACGTATATGTATTGAAACAACAACAAGCTATCCAGATGGATTAGCAGAATTTCATACTAAAATATATTTAGATGGAAAACTAATTGCAACAGGTCAAGCCAAACAAACCATGAAGAAAGACAAGGAGTATGAAAAAGTTGCTTCGGTGTCTATTGGTAGAGCCTTAGCAGTTGCAGGTTTTGCAGGAAACGAATTAGCGACTTATGAAGAAATGAAAGACTTTGTATCTCAACAATCCGTAGTACCTCTTAAATCTGTAGAAACCAAACCAACTTCTAATCAAGACGAAGTGGCTAATGATGTAATAGGAAAGTTAGAACAGGCAGCTAAGTATGCCAAAAGTTCTACCGCATTAGAAAAACAAAAAGAATTAATCTTAGGTGAGTATAGAATAGAATTAGAAAACATTAAACTTTCTAATGCTACATTATTTGACAAGATTAAAAACAGATACACAACACTCAAACAAGAAAAGGAAATGAACCAACATGGAAGATAAAAAACAAGACTCCATAGCTCTTTGGAAAAATCAAAAGCGAAGAAACGACAGAGATCCTGCTTATACAGGTAGAGGAACTGTTGGTGGCAAAAATGTTCAAGCAGCTGCATGGATTAATACAGAAAAGAAGAATGAAAATTCTCCTGACTTTACTGTTCGTTTATCAGAACCAACTAACAAACCTAAAAGCGAAGAAATACCGTTTTAATGGAATCCGATAATCCTAATCACTATAAAAAAAGTATAGAAACTTGGGATGCCATCATAAGCCAACTATCTCCTGGTGAGGTAGTTGGTTATATGAAAGGTTGTGTTGCAAAACACTTATTTCGTTTTGGAGAAAAAGGCGGTAGGGATATAGATAAATGCTTAATGGATATGAAGAAGTCATTAAAGTACATAGAGAAATGTATTGAGTATTTAGAAAAGATTAAGAGCAAAGGGTTTGACATAAATAATCAAAATGAATCAGGTGTAACTAATTTAATTGTTAAACCAAAAGGAAAGCATGAATAGCAAAGATTATATTTATTTATCTAAAGTTAAGTTTGATGTGTTGAACTACATTAAACAGTTTATTAAAGAACATGAATACTCACCAACCCTTGCAGAAATAGCTAAAAAACTAGGTTTTACAAGAGCAAGAGCAGGTGTCATTGTTATGGAATTATTCCGTTTAGGATTAATTAGCAAAGGAAATTCATCTCATAGAAAAATTAGAATGAACCAAAAACAAGTTGCATTGACATTGAATTTACAATATAACAGGGAATATAAAGTTAATGAGTTTGGAAAATAAAGTTATGAAAGAATTTCACTACACAATGTCTGTGAAATTTACCGATTTCTTCAAAGATGTAGAAAGTGCAGCTTTGAGTGAAAAACCTAGTAAGGATGCTAGGATAACAGTTCTTAGCCAAAAATTTGATAAAGCTAAGACTAAACTAAATGAGGCAAATGATGATGGAAATAAATCCAAAAATCATCAAGACTCTAAAGGAGAAGCAAAATGAAGAACTTCGTAAAGCATGGAAGTACAAAAGGCTTTTCCAAAAGTGCCAAGCGAAACAACATATGCTTACACTTAAAATTGAGTCTTTGACGAACTCAGCAGAAACTGTAGCAACTTAAACAGTTTTTTGCTTTACCTACCAAAGGTTGCATAAACCTTATAGGCATTGTTTGCTCAAAAAGAAAGGATGTATAAAATGGATAACTTAAAACTTGACATGGGTAAAAGGATAGCTAGTGCAAGATTTGAAAAAAGAATGACACAAGCTGCTATAGCTAAAGAACTTGGTGTTACTCATCAATGCATACAAAAATATGAAAAGGGTAAGATAGAAATATCTTCTACTAATCTGTTAAAGATTGCCAACCTTTTAGATAAACCAATAGATTTTTTCTTTCATGCAGATGTAAATACTCTGCCTAGAAAGATAATACAGAATTTTGAAAGTTCATATGATGTCTTTCAAGATACAGTATTAGGTAGTCATGTTCCTATGCTGTTTAATAAAACATCGTAAAAACAATTTGGTTGTTGTGTGTTGTGAGGCGATAGGTTTTTACTCCCCTGTTAGACTTGTCGCCTCATGCTTTATTACAGGCATAAAAAAAGAGCTACCCAATAATCCCATAAGATTATTAGATAGCTCTTGTATTGATTCCCACCACCACCCATAGCACTAAGCTACGACCAATTGGCTATAAAGCCAATCTCAATTCTATTTGAAACCTTTTTTCATCTTTGCATAAGCCTTAGATGAAATAGTTGATTTAGATTTACTCCTGGAAGTTCCTTTTTTCTTTCTTTGGTTTATATTGTACCAAAGACCTTTTTTAGCAATCTTTCCAGATTTAGTTTTGTGATAACCGGATTTCATTTCTTTTTCTTTTTCTCCATGCCTTTTAGTTTTTTCTTACGAACTGTAGCATAGAATATAGGTTTAGCTTTTTTAGCACCATATTGTTTCTTCATGGCACTCATCATCTTTTTACCTTTTGTTGTTAGTGGCACTATTATTTCTCCTCTAAGTTTGGCAATCTTGGTTGTTAGCATGATAATCTAGTATTTAGATTTCATTTTCTTTCCAGTTTTCTTAGCATACTTCTTAGCAGCAGCTTTTCCTTTTTTAGAATAAGGAAACTTCTTCTTTCCTACCATTGGCATAATATTTCTCCTGTTGTTGTTCTGTGTCTTTTTTATAGCAATTAAAATGAGCTGACTTTTTGTCTGCAAAAGAAACAAAAGAATCAGTATTCATTAACTGTTTATTACAATGTCTGCAAAGACCAATCAATAATGATTTTATCTTTTTTTTCTTCATAATATTTTAGGATGTTTTATAATATCAATCTTAAAACCTTTCAACAACCCTCTAGAAATAAATCTTCCAAAACTTCTGTTCCAAGACAAAGTTTTATGATTCCATTTTTTTTCTTTGCATAATTTTTTAAACTCATGACCATCAACTATATATTCTTTATTTGTGTTAGTGATTATTTTATAAACATATTTCTTTGCATTGTTTCTTGATGAAACTTTTTGACCTTTTCTATGCCATTCTTTTGTTCTTATTTTTTTTGTTGCTTGACCACCTTTTAATCCAGCTTGTCTTTGATGTTCTTTAAACTTTTTTAAATTATATTTTTTTAAACCATCAAGGTAGCATTTACCTCCATAAGTTTGGTTATAAGACATTCTGTCTTTTTTTATTTTTTCATTTACAATTTGTTTTTCTAATTCCCAAAGGTCTTCAGTTGTTTTAGATTGAGCTATAATTTCAAAATTAAAATTTTTTTTACCATATTTTTTAACAGCATTATTAATACCAATTCCACTTCCAAAATAATTATCTTTTAAAATTTTGGTACTGTGCCTACCAATATAATATTTATTGTTTATTTTGTTTGTTATTTTATAAATGTAGTGAAACATATTACCATTTAGAACATGACCAGTACCTAGCCGTCAATTTATTTTTAGCGGTTGAACATTTGTGTCTTGCTCTAAAAGATTTACGTCTAGCTGCGATATGTTTTTTAATCTTCATGTTAGGATCACCAAAGCGAACTAACCTAACTTGATCTCCTTGCTTGGCCAACACCGCAGACTTTTTAGATTTGCCTGGTGTTCGTTTAGGTTTGTTATAACCTGCAAATTTTTCACCTCTATATGTTATCATGCTTTATCTCCACACATCTAAAATTAACAATTAATTGTTCTTTAATAAAATCTTTTTTATCTATGTTCTTTAGTATAACGGTTGATCTTTCATATCCTGCAACCCCACAATCGTACATATCTAAGAACTCCCCTGATTTGATTTCAGGCATACATACTTGGTGTAGGGTGGAGCATATATATATAATTAAAGCAAATTTCATTTTTTAAATTTATCCAAAACATTAATTCCAAAGCTACCTGATATGATGGCTAGTAATGAATACCAAAACAAATCATTAGCTGATTTTAATAATTCCCAACCTGCTGCCATAAAAGGTTGAGTGTAAGGCACAAAATGTGCAACTAGAATTAATGTATAGACAATCGTAATCCATTCATCTTTCCAAGATTTTTCGGAACTAACTACTTGTTGAACAGATACATCTTTGCTTGCTTCTATTTCTTTTGCTCTGATAATTTTATCTTTTTCTAATTTATGTTCAATTGCACCAATCGTTTTAGATATAATTAAATTAGTAATAGGGTTCTTAATAAGTGGTAATATGAAATTTAACATGATTATGTTGTCCTTACTCTGTTGGCTAGGGTCTTGCAACGATCTGGAGTTTGTTGATGCCACCTGGAATCAATCATCTCATCAGCTGCATTAACCCAATTCTTTTCTTGTAATGCTTGAATAAACTTTTTAAATTTATGAACCGTTCCTATACCTAACTGAAAAATCATTTCTATGAGAACACCTTTGATTTGATCAGGAACATCTAATTTGTATTCACTACAAAACGATTCCATTTGTTTCTTGGCATTATCAAAGTCTTGCTCAAATACTTCTTCTAGTATTTCTTTATCATATTCTACACCTTCTTCAAAGGTATCGTTAGGTGTAATCAAATGTCCATAACCAATGGTTTTTTTACCAAGAGAATCTGCATAGATACTATTGCGAAACCCCTCATGGATTTTAATACTAACCTTTATGGAATCAATATTCATTTTTTCTTTCTTTTGTTACAAACGTAAAGCTCTCTCCATATTTTGTTTTCCAGTCTGCTGACAATGGTAAGAATTTTCCGTAACAAGAATCTATAGAATCTTTCACACATTTGCATCCCCCTAATAAAAAGCATTTGATGTTTGGTGAGTACCAGTAGCACTTCATTATTTAATTTCTTCTATTCGTTTAATCCCATGTTTATCTACATATACTTTGGCTTTGACAATGCCACACTTAACATGAGAATTTCCACTATCATTATTTCGTTCTATTTTTCTTTTAATCTCTAAACATTCGGATAAGGATTTTTTAGGAGAGTGTTCAATCATCTTATCATTTAAGAACATCATTAACGCAACAATACTCTCAATCATTAATGTTTTCCGTTTCCGTTTGCAAATTTAATATCTCTTGTTGCGTCCTTTAATCGTTCAACATCTTTTTTAATTTTATCAATTTCTTTATCAAATTGTTTGAGCATAACCCCAGTATGGATATTTTCTTCTAATAATTTTGTATGTTTTTCTACTTGCTTGGTTAGCCACTCAATTAATAAAAATTGTTCCTGGTCTATAGGTTTTTGTTTAGATGCCTCTAATAAATCTTGTTCAAATAATTTATTCTTGGTTTCTAATTGATTGAGTCGTTCAATCACCCCAAAATAACCATAGACTCCTAAAGCTACTGCACCAAGAATAGCCAATAAATTTCTAATAGGTAAAGCTATGTTTGTACTGTCGTTTATCTTCATGTATAGCTCTCATCATCATAAACTACACAATGGTTTATATCTTGTTCAATTCTATCTATAACTGTTTCTAATGGATTTTTTTCTGTCTTAAGGTGTCCTAAAATTTTTCCTTTGTTTATACCCTCTTTAATTTTATAACCTGAAGTTCCATTAGCATTAATTTCAACTTCTTTTCTATTCTTAAATAAAACTTTATTGCTTTGTTCTTTTTTCTTTTCTTCATGGTTCTTGATGATTAAATCCTTTAATCGTTCCATAGTTACTCCCCATTATTTTTTTTCTCTTTTACATTATTAAACATATCTTTATTAGGAGTATTATTGATTAAATCATATAATTCTTTTAAAGATATTGTTTTTCTTAATTTTTTTTTAGGTTTTTGTTTTTCCATTACTAATAAAATCTATAAAATATATTTCAATATTTAATTTTTTTTGTTTGGCAGTAGGACATCTATAGATTTCAGATTTGTCTTTTTTACGAAATGTTTTAGTCTTTACGTCTATTAATCTTATCTCTCCGGTTTCTTTATGTACTGCAACTAAATCAAATAAAGATTGTGGGTCTATTGCTTTGGCAACTAAATAATTTTCTTTCATTAGTTGTATCATCGCAATATGTTCTGCAATAGTACCAATATTGGATTTAGTTATTTTGCTAGTAAAGTTACGATTAGATTTGCAACACCTGTTAGACTTATTCCTAATACAACCCATATAACCTTATAGATTAGATTCACTTTTTCGTCTATATGGTGTAGGTGATTATCTTTAATGGTGTCTATCTTGTGGTGGATGAGAGCCATCTCACCTTGTAGTTTAACTATTTCAATTTTATTCTCTTGAGAAGTGGAAAGTTTTTCTTCAGTCATAATATTACATTTTATTTTTTATACCCATTTTGTTTCATATCATTATAAATTTCATCTTCTTGATCTTTTGAAATTAATCCTTCTTTTGACATTTGAGCTATTGCTTGTCTAAAATATCTTCCTGCTAATGTTTGGTTTTGATTATATTTATAACCAAGAGTTAATGCTTTAACAATTTTTGGATTAGTAAATGCTTTTGCCATAACAGCAGGAGCAAGAATAATACTTGTGGCAAATACAGGAGCTCCAGCAATTCCAGCTCCTCCAGCTCCTATCAATTGCATAACAGCACCGGATTGTTTCATTTGAATCATAATTGCTCCAGGCAATCCACCTTTTTTCTTTAATCTTCCTTGAGAAAAAGCAAGAGCATTTTTAAATTTATTTAATTCCTTTATTTGTTCAGGAGTAAACATTTCTTTTACTGTTTGTTTTTTCTTTGATAAAAAATTATTTAATTTATTAGCATCTAATTCTTGTCCATATTGACTATTTGTTTTTTGAGATTTTGCTACCGCATCTTCTAAAAATTGACCTCTAATAGAATTTATTAATTTATTTTTTTGTACAGGATCTTTTATTCTTTTATTTATAATTTCAAAAGTTTTTTGAATTAAAGTTGGTCTATCTCCTGCTGCTACAATAGATTTATAAACAAGCTCAGGATCATTTTCTATAATTTTTGAAAATAATTTTGTATTAAATATTTCTGCACCGTCTTTGTAAAATTTATTAGCATCTTTATATAGCTCTTTTGTTGCATCAGGTATAATAGCTTCATCCATTGATTCGGTAATTTTTTTAGAAAATATAGCAGACAATCTTGCTTTTTTTTGAGATAATCCTTCTGTACTAAATTGTCTTGATATTTCCAATAAATCCGATCTAATATTATTAGCTTGTTGAAAAGAAATATTATTTTTATTTTTAATAATTCCTGTTAAAAAATTTCTTATGTCTGCATTTTCAGTTTGCAATCCAATATTATTTAATTCTTCTTGAGCAGTTTTTTTAAGTCCTATTAAAGAAACAGCTTCTGGATTCGTAGATTTTAATGCGTTATCTAATGCTTTATATTTTGTTTTTGATACAGCTCTAAAAGCATTTAAATCATCTGTTAATGTTTTTTGAAAAAGAACTCCTAAAGAATAATCATCTGTAGAAACTTTAAAATTTTTAACAAAATCATCTATACCAGACTGAGCAATTGTTTCTGCTCCTTCTCTTGCATATCTTATAGATCCTCCACCAACCAAACTTAATTCAGAAATGTTTTCTACTAAATCAATAAATTGACCTTCTTGTAACAATCCAGGAGTTAATTGTCCTGTTGCTGCTGCATCTTTGATTTTATTTTCATAAATATTATCAGCACTATTTAATATTTTTGCTTTTTGTTTTTCAATAGTTGCTACAGCTTCTTCAGCTCCATCAATTAATTTTTTGTTTTTTCCTATAACTTTTGCAATTGCTTTATTAGCGACAGCACCAACACCTTCTCCCACAACACCTGTTGCATAAGCTCTACCCATATCTTTCATTATATCACCTGCGATTTTTTCAAAATCATCTTTAGAATCGTAAGTTGGATCAAAAGTTTGTGATACTCCAGCACCAGCTGCTTCACCAAATCCAGCTCCTGCCATTCTAGTAAAAGCCATTTGTAAAGCAGGTCTTGCATAAGAAGCCATTCTTCCAATTAATACAGCAGGTGCAATACCAGGAGCTAATATACTTCCTGCCACACCACCAGTTACTTCTAAAACTAATCTACCAAAAGCAGGAGATTGCAAATAATCTTCTACAGCTTGTGATCTTTGATTCATTTGTGGAATTTCTACATCATCAGTAATTACACCAAATGGATTTTGCTTAGCTTCTTCTTGAGCTGTAGGAATATATTCACCTTCAGTATCTACTATTGTAGATTTTTTAGGTTGTTTACTTCTACTTTGTATTTCTTTTAAAATAGATTCTCTTGATATAGATTGCGTATCTATTTGAGAAATGTTATTTCTTCGTTCTATTTCATCTAAAATTTGTTGTCTATCCATTTTATTTAGGCAATCTATTTAACAATAATTTTAATTCTTCCATGCTAAGATTTTTTAAATCAACAGGAGTTTTTGGTTTAGCAAGATAATCTTGAAGATATAGATTAGGATTTAATTTATTTTCTTTTAACAAAGTAGAATATCTATCAAATCTTGATTTTTGTTCTTCTGCAAAACTACTAAATTGTTTTTCCATTGAATTTTTAATTTCTTGAACTTGTTCATCTGACAAAATTCTTCCTTTTGTATATTTAGGAATAATTTTTGCAATTTTTCTTCCTACACTTCCAAGTTTTTCTAAATTTTCAAATTCAGTTTCTCTAACAGTTGATCCTGGATCAAGATATTTGTAATAAGCATATACTAAATCAAAGTCTTCTTGTGGAGTTCTTTTTTTGTTTTTTTCAGTTAAAGCTAATATTTGTTGTCTTGAAGAATTTCTTTGTATAAATGTATCGCTTTCTTTTTGATATTGATTAGTAACTGATAATCCTTGTGATAATTCTTTACCCATATTAACAGTTACCTGACTACCGCCAATTTGAGATACTTTATTTGTGCTTGTGTCTAATTGAAATTCTTTATCCATTGGTAAACCCCTAGCTTTTTTCTGTTCAGGAGTTAATTGAACAAAATTTGAGGTTTTTTTTGGTTGCACTAATTTTCTAATTTGTGCAGCTTGTGTTAAAGATGGCAATGCAGCTTCAAATATATTTTTTCCAGCAGCACCTTGAGATAACAAGCCAGTAGCAATTAAAGCCTCTGTATTACCTAATAATCCCATTGGTTGAGTAACTTGTGATGCTTCTGTAGCTTTTTTTAATTGTAACAGTTTTAATAATTCTTCCATTATAGTAATCCTCTTTGGTTTAAATAATTATAATAAAAATTTGAAGTATTAGAAGCTCCTAGTTGATTATTTGTTCCTAAAATACCACTAATATTCTGTTTAGCTTGATCATATCTTGAAAGCAACCCTTCAGCTTGTGGTTGGTTTTGCAAATTAGAAAAGTATTGTAATACTTGAGATGGTTGTACTTGAGTGTTTCCTAATAAGTAAGGAGCAATCGTAGCTGTTAAAGTATCTGCATCTCCACCACCAGATATTGTTCCAAATGGATCTGTTGAAGAACCAACACCTGTTCCTGTGCCTGTTCCTACACCACCCATCATAGTATTAGCAGCAATTGTTTGAGCTGCTACCATAGCCATTGTTCCCACAGGAGATAATGCAAATCCTATTGGATTAGACTTCATCTGAGCCTGTAAATTTTGAGTATAAGATTTTATAGTTTCTGTAGGAATACCAGGATCTACTGCTGTAACTCCAAGACCAGCTGCTGCTGCTTCATCTGCTGATATATCTGCTAACGATACTTCGGCAGGACTAGGTGCAAAACCAGTTGAAGTTCCTCCACCACCTGCTGTTCCACCATCAGCTTCCGAACCAGGATCGCTAGGATCTCCACCTGCTCCTCCAGTTGCTCCAGGACTAGTATCATTTCCAGATGCGTCTGTTCCTACACCGCCGCCACCTGCTTCTGAGCCTGGATCTCCTGGATCTCCACCAGCTCCTCCAGTATCACCTGGACTTGGTGCATCACCACCGCCTCCACCGCCAGATGATCCACCACTTGATCCACCAGCATCGTTTCCACCTGCTCCATCATCACCACCTGCTCCACCTGTGTCGCCTGGACTAGAAGCATCTCCGCCTCCATCTCCACCGCCATCACCGCCATCTCCGCAGTACATAGTGTATGTTGGTTCAAAATCTGGATCCATCTTTACTCCTTATGAAAGAATAGAAATTAAAAACAATATATATAAAATAATAATATGTTTAGTTGGATTGTTCTTAATTTTAGTTTTGTAATCAAAAATTATTTTATTTATTTTATCCATTATAATAATCCTCCTAAGAATCCTAAACCACCACCGATTAAAGGATTGAATCCAAGAGAAGATGCTAACAAAGCACCACCTGCTGCTGTAGTTAATGGATTAGCTTGTGTTTGAGTTTGTCCTGTTTGTAAAGGAAAACCAGATGCAATAGGCGAAACTATTCCTGCATATTGTTGTAATGCTTGGAACGGTGCTAATTGCTGTTGTCTTTGTAATTGTTCTAATTGCTGACCTGTTTGAACTAAACTAGGAGTAGTTTGTGCAACACCTAATTGTCTAGCTCTTTCCTGTTCATAAGAACTAAATGCTAAAGGTAAAGCAGCTTGTGCAACTTGACTAGCTACTTGTTGTTGAGCAAGGGGAGATGTAGGAGTTCTTCCTGCACCTGAAAATTGTTGAGCAACTGTTCCATAAATATCTGCACCTGTTTTTTGAATTAAGGGAGATAAAAATGGATTTAAATATTGTCCGCCAAGAGTAGCTGCTAACTGTTGTTGTGCAGCAGTACCCATAACTTCTTGTCCTGCTAAACCTTGTAATGTTTGAGTAGTGGGTGCAACATATCCTGCTGCTCCTACTCCTTGTCCGTATAATTGTCCTGCTTCAGAAATAATCTGATTTAAAGCTGGTTGTGCTGGTGCGTATGGGGTTACTTGTGTAGTTTGTGTACCGCCTCCGCCTCCTCCTCCGAATGACATCTATTGTTTCTCCTCTATATTATTTGTTAATGGTTTTTCTAAAAGCACATGGCTTTTTTTATATTCAAACTGTTTCAATACTCTTTCCCAACCTGGTCTAGCAATAAGTTCCATCATAGTTACTCCATTCTTTACAGCATAATCTTCAATAATGCTAATTAAATGTTGCCATTTATGTCTTCTTCTGCCTGTCATTATACGGATATTTAAACATTTTTGAAGTGGTCTATGCAATATTTCTGTAACCACTACTCCGTAATATTTTACATTATGACTTTCTGCTTGGTCATCCCAAAGAATCCATAATTGTAGTTTGCCACTCATACACCATTGTTTCATATGGTCAGAGTCTGCATATCTATTAGAACGTACAAGAGCTAAAGCAATATCATTCTCTACGACTTTCCAAACCTCTTGGACTTTTTCTTTTGGAATGAATACCAATTGAATCATACTAGAAATCTATTTCTAATGTACTGATAAAACCTTTGATTGCGTTTGCTGTATTTGCTTGCATCCTTAAAATATCTCCAGCTTCTAAAACAAGAGTATGGGTAATCATGTTTTGATATGTTTTAGATGTTATAACACTATGAGATATTTCGTATTCTGTAGATGCAGAAGCATCATAAACAAATACTTCTAATTCAGGATTAGAACCTGCATGATTAGTAACTTGTATCGTTCTGACTAAAGAAGTGGTTTCAGCAGGACAAGTATAAACATCAGTTTTGCTAGTTGTGGTTAAATCAAAAAATGCGTTCTTATAAGTATTAGCCATAGGGTAGATAAAGAAATACCCCACTTTATCATGTAAATAAAGCAGGGTATAGAATTAATTTGTTGTAATTATTTTTTCTTGTCAGAAAAGACATCTTCAAAGAAGTCTGTCCAAAACTTTTTTACTTTTTGATTGTATTCTACAAAATTATTTTTTACTGTTTTGTAATCCAATACATCAAAGTTTTTTAACCAGTTATCAAACATAGCTTAACCACTCCATTTCTTCGTTGTTATAAGGTATCATGCGTTGCCATATAATGTTGCACCGCAATAAAGTCAAGAGTTGGTTTTGAAATTTTTATATGAATTAATTAGTATAATTATTACCAGCAGAGATAGCAGCATTAACAGCAGTCATATCTTCGTTAGTCCAGTAATCTTTAGCTACCATGATTTCTAAGTGTTCAACATTTCTTTTCACAGTATCTTTTTTATCTTCTTCAGATTCATCTGCCATTTTTGAACCATCAATAACACCATTGATTAATTCTACTGAATCACCCATAGCTTTATAATCTTGAGCTATTTCTTCTGCTGTTTTTACATTTTCTTCCATAGTTTCTCCTTAGTTTGTTGCTACTGCAACTGGTTTGCTTTTATCAATTTTTTTTAATTCATCAATAACTAATTTAGGTTCTACCATATTGTTTCTAGGGTCGCTATCAATGAATTTCTCATCTTCCCACTTATCTTTCATGTGGAATTGTAAATTAGTATTATGGCTATAGCCAAATTGTGTCCATCTAGTTGAACCCCAAATCACTACTCCATGCTTTTCTGTTGATGCTGAAAAGTGATTTAAGCAACTGTCTATGCTTACAAAGGTTTCTGCATCTTTTAATAACTCATGTACTTCTGTCCAATGCAAATCACATTTAATAGTATTAAAGTATGCTGGTTCATTAGGTAAGGTACAATCAATAAT